TTCATCAAACATCTCTGCGTAATACTTCTCCGCAAGAGGTTGAACGCTCTTCTTATTAACTGCTTGACCAGATGCAACCAGTTCATCCATAGCACGGAAGCGAGCCTCTGCTGCTGCGTTAAACACACCAGTAAAACCGTCCAATGCTGTCATCGCATTAGGACCAAAGCGGAACACAGGATCTTTACTCATGTCGTTCAACATCTCAATTTGGTTGACCAGATAGGACAAACCATCATTACCTGCTGCTGATTGGGTATCTGCTGCTTTACGGAGAAACTCCAGTTCTTTTTCACCTTGCATCAGCAAGTCAAGACGAGTACCACCACGAACAGAGTTAGGATCTTTAGATGCCTTCATAAACAAGGAACCTGCATAAGGCATAGCCTTTTGCAAAGTATCATTTAAAGAGCTGTAAGCAATCCAACCACGTTGAATAGCTTGCAAATCCTTAGACATTACAGCACCACCAAAGTGAGCGATTGGTTGAGAAATGATTCCACCAAAGTTACCCACCAGTGCTTGGATAGGAGTAACAAATGCAGACAGAACACTGTTGTAAATGTTCGACCACACACCAGCAATCAACTTGTTTTCTACTTCAGGAGTCAGGTTGATAAGACCTTTACCCAAATCAGTAGTCATCCCGTGGATGTACTTATTCATCTTGACAATGGTATCAATAGCACCATCAGTCAATTCATAAGCCATCAGGAATTGATCCATGATCTCAGGCTGGTTCTCAGCAATCTGCCTCATAGTAGAAGCAAACTGTTGGGAATCTTGGAACACCTTTTGTGCTACTTCACCTGCCTGCTCAACAGACGCAGCGTTGTAACCTTCGATATTCTTGAATCCATTAGCAATCATCTGAACCAGATTCATCTTCCGGTTCTTGTAGTACTTAGCAGAACCAGACAACTGGGTAATGTACTGCATCAGGTCAATGATCTTGTCCTGAGCTTCTTTAACAGCAGCAGTACCTTCCATCATCCGTGCACCTTCTGCAAGGTCGGAAACACGTCCACTGAGAGAACCTGCAAGCAATGACTGAGCACGTGCAACGTCCATACTGGTAAGCTCACTACCAAAGCCACGGAGAGCTTTAGCAGCCATAGCAAAACCTTCTTCTGCGAGGATCTCCTTACCAGAAGCATCACGAGTGATGAACGGTTCAAGAACCATACGAACCTCAGCCTTAGTCATCCGAGGATCGAACAACTGAATAGCAAGGTTCTCGTTAGCATCTAGTACGTCGTTAAAGGTAACCTTCCAACCAGAAGCACCTTCCATACCGATAGGACCGGCTTTGTGCAATTGATCGGCAAGTCCAAGAACAATGTCTTGAGCATTTTCACCACTCTTCAAAGCATATTTGAGAGCAGGTTCAGAAAGCATATTACCAAGACGACCGTAAGTAGTGTCTAAATTCTTAGCAATACGTGCAGAGTCAATAGCAGCACCCACGACGCCAAAGTCGTCTACACTACGAACACCAAGTTCAGTGTAGTCAAACATGTCGTGAACACCTTTGATACGTTGATCAAGGTTTGGATTTTCAGAAAGGTTGTAATAACCAATCTCATCCAAAGCATCTTCACGCTTCAAAGCAGATTCGACAACTGCTTCCTCTGGGTCAGCAGAGGTAGGTTTAGGTGAGTTTCCTTCAAGCCATTTACGAGCCTCAGCGGTTTCACCGACAAGTTTATTAGACTTACGCAAGCTGCTAGCTGCGTTAGCAAGAGCACCGACAAACTTAAAAGCACCTTGAGCCATATCTACGATTGTACCCATGCCAAGGTCTTCGTAGATGTTCTTCAGACGTTTTTTATCAACGTCATCATCTTTCAAAGTTGCGAAGCTATCAGGAATGAAGTCGAATTGTTTAGGAAACTTTTGTTTTAGTTTACCTGTAAGGTTGTCGCTTTCGTATTCACTGCTGACAGCGCCGACAGCGACACCAGCAGCAGCTTCAACACCACGACTGCCTACAAACTTCATGAAGGCAGTATTACCTAAGGACCAGCCAACACGACCTTGTGCAGCTACTCCTCCTTTCATACCCAAGCGGGTAAGACCAATGGTAGGTAGCACAACCGCAGAGAGTTCCCTGACAGACTGTGCTACTTCATTTTCAAACTTAGTAGGTTTAGCAAACTCTTGTCCGGTGACTTTGTTAATAACATCGACACCGAAATCAAGCATACCCGTAGCAGGTGCAAATGCACTCTCCAAGGTATTACGAGCGTAGTCACCTAGATCGTAACCTTCTTCCCAAGGAAATTGTTGATCTTTCATTTCACCTTCCGTAGAAGGTGCGGATTGTTGAGGCGCTTGTTGAACCCCCGTGGGGGCGGCTTCTGCTTCGACTTGTTGTGCTTCAACTTGATTCTGCTCAGCGAGTTGCTGCTCAATCGCAGCTTCTGCCTGCAGTTCAGCTGACATGTCAGTCTCACCAGGATCTAACCTAAACGCCTCTTCAATATCATAGTTCATACTTATTTAGCGGCTGTGCCGTGTAAAAAGGTGTACTGTTTACCGTTAGGTAGTTGAATCAGAAGTTTGTCACCATGTTCAGTGGGGGTGTTACTGATAACACGTGCACCATTCTTAGCGTAGATTTTAGTACCTTCGTAAAGACCGTAGTCAATGCCGTGGGATCCTCGTGCAGTGTGGCTAGCAAAGTCACCAGTAATAGGAACTTGGCTCAGCGGAACTACACCTAGTTCAGGATCATCTACTTCAATGTATTCATCAAGTGCATTAGTGGGGAATTGACCACCACCAACTTGTTTAACGTCAAGGTGTTGACCAGTCGAAGTGGGACCAATGTTACCAGAAGTATAGACAAGGAACGGAGAACCTGCTCGCATAGCAGCAGCAGATTGGAACATCCCAGGATTGATAATCCTATTGATAACAGCTAGTTTTGCTTGCGGACCTTTGGTCGGATCACCTAAAATCTTTTGATCTTCTGGGGTCAAGGTTACTTCTTTGCCATTAAGACGAAGAGGAGAGTTCAACCGGAAAGAGTCACCATTTGCTTCAAAGAAACGGTTGTATGCTTCATGCAAAGGCATCCCTTTTGTCATACCAATAAAGGCAAGCTCTTTGGGAGTAGGTTTAAACGTATCCTTATAGAAGTTCTTCTTAATGTAATCTAACCTTTCAGCAGAAGTCACTGAGAGAGGAGTGTCTAGAACTCCTTCAACCCCTAGGGTTTTGACGGAAGTTCGGAGATCAGTAATATCTCGTTTGCTTTGCTCAGCTGCGGAGACATTCCCCACAGGCAAGTTAGGATAAGAGACTGTACCATTGCGACTCACCTTTCTGTAGAATTTACTGTCCTTGTTACGATACCCATTACGGTATTCGTTAGCAAGTTCACCTGCTGCCTTTTGGTGTGCTGCTTCAAAACCTAAAGCAGGTTCGTACATAGCAGTACGGTTACGCAGCTCAGCTTTGAGATTAGCAATCATAGGCAGAGCACCAGCTTCAGCCGCTTTAGTCGTGCCAAAGGAGGTAGTACCGGAGACAACAGTTTCTACTGATTTAACGGCATCTTTGTAGCTTTCACTTTTCCACTTAGCATTGTAAGCGTCGTAACGGGCTTTGATCTTTGCACCGTCAGTAGGGTTAGCATCTACAGCAGCAGCAACAATCTCAGGAGTTAGTTCGAAATCACGTAGTTTTGAGACACTACTGATAATGTTCTGTTTGTGTTGTGCAGTGTAGGTAAGATGCTTTTCAACAACAGCAAGTTTCTGACTTTCTCGGAAAGCCGTAGCGGTAAACATTTGTTGGGCTTCCTGGAGACGCTCAACTGTGGGATTCTCCATTACAGCACGAACCAAAGTATCTTCAAGCTCAGCTTGTGCTAGTTTATCTGCATTTTGCTGTTGGGCTCGGTACTGGTTATCTTGCCTTAAACGTTCTTGCCTAAGTTCAAAAGCTCGATTAGGCCATTTACTTGCTAATGTAACGACTTTACCTTCATAAACAAACTGAGTGTTTTCAGCTTGATCTACAGTAAACCTGTACTGACCGTCAAGACCTCTAACATTTAGAGCTTGTACTACTTTATCTAAAGCTTCTTTTGGAGTATGAATCCGCTTCAGAGTATCAAACGCTGCTAAAACATTTTTATTTAAATCCTGAGCTGAACTTAATTGAATAGTAGAGATTTGTTTTTCTGAAACCCTTTTCTCAATATCCTGTTCTTCAGCGCGTCTAGATGTACTAACAAGTTTGGATTGATGTTGACGAGTCCATGCCAAACCTTCAGCGTATACTTTAGGGTTGATTCCTTGATAATACTTTTGATTAAACCAAAAGTTATCAAATTCATCTAATGCTTGAGAAGTTTCAGCAGAAGTCTGCAGACCACCCTGTTCCCGCTTGCTCAGCATAAATCTATGCAATTCTTGTGCATAAATTTCTGTTGTAAGATGATGCAGTTGAGTTTTCGTTAAACGGTGATTTAGACCTGGATCACCTTCTCTAACTTTAGCTCCAGCTAAACGATCGCCACCTTTAGCATTGTTAATATCAACAGCAGTGTTAATTTCAACTGATGCTTGGTTAATTAAAGATTCATTAACGTTGCGTTTAACGTCGTCTTCAATTCCAATACCGTTTTTCGCTATCTCAGCCCGATCATCTGCCTCCTTTTGTTTTTCTTGTTCGTCCTGAATCTGTTTGACAATAGATCCAGCTGTTTCACTTAAAGACGAAATGCTTGAAAAAATTGATTGTGTAGCTTTAGCGTTAGCATTATACTGAGCTACATCTCTTTGTGCCTGAGCTTGTAAACCAGCAATCTCTCGTTGAGAGTTTTGTGTTTGAATTTGGAAGTTACGCTCTTCTGCACGTGCTGTATAGGCAGCGTTTTCCTTCATTGCACGGGCAACCTCACGCCGAGACTCAATCTCAGCGTTAGCTACCTGACGCATACCTTCAATTTGGCGGTTAGCCTCTTCCCGCATCCTAGCGATGTTGCGGTCATCAACCTGTAGTGGGCGATACCCACCAGCCTTAGCGGATCTTTGATACTGTATTCGTGCCATAATTATTTACGCAATTTTAAATGGATCCTTCCAATTTACGTTGGCGAACGACGACGCAGCCGAAGAGATGCCTTGGACAATAGGTGCAAAAGTACTTTGTTGAATAGGCGCAGGTACAAACCCAGCAGTTGCTTGCATAGGTTCAACAAACACACGCTCAGGTGGTTTGATAGGTTGAGGGATGTCAGGTAGACGCTCAGGTTCAATCATCATTGCGCTCCGTGCTTTGAGGTCATCAGCATAACGACTCATCTCAATGTCACGCATGTTGCGCTGTGATTGAGCACCAGCACTTAACAAACTAGCACTCAAGATTGCTGCGTTTCGACCTTGTTCCGCAATAGTACTTTGAATAGCTTTAGAACGAGAACGACCTGATTGAAGTAATGCCGCTCTTCCTTCATTCTGTAAATTTTCAATTAGCATACCCTCACGTTGAAATGCTGCTTGATTTAGGATTTCAGCAAGAGATGCTTGTTCTTGTTCTTGAGCTTGTTGAGCAGCTACGCTGTTGTAAGTAAGTTGCTGTTGTGTGTTTTCAACAGAACTAAGATATTGCCTAGCGGTTTGGAGATACTGGTAATCCTGAATCTCTGAGTTGTACTGCCACTGTTTAACAGCAGTAGTCCACTCATAGTCACGCTGACGACGATAGTTTTCTTTGTCAGCTTCAAAAACACGTCGGTTATATTCGTTGGTATTTCTAGCAGCTTCTTCAGAAGCACGTTTTTGTGCGTCGTAATTAGATTGAGCCTGAGAGTTTTGTTGAGATGCTTGTTGAGAAGCGGCGATCCCGCCTACAAGACTTGCAACACCTGCTATAACGCCGAAGATATTCATCTCCAAACCTGACTCAGCCAGCTGATCATCTAGAAGGCTGTGCCCTTTTGGATTAAATTCAAAGTCAAACATTAAGCCCTCCTATAGAATCGTGGTGAATAGTTACCCTCCCACATCATTGACACCAACGATACAGGGTATGGAAAATCACTTGTCACTTTAAGTTCAAAATTAGTGTTACGTTGATGGATAGGTACAATGAATTGATACTCAGGTTTCACTGGATTAGTGGTTGCCTGATAATCATTGATGGTGGTAACTTCTTTAACTTCAATCCACTCTTTAGAGCTACCAACACGAGTCTTAAATGTAAGAGCACCTGTTCGACCTGCAGACACCCTAACTCTAGCAATAGTAAGAACTGCTGTAAAATCAGCCTCTGTCTCACTTCTCCTAAAGTAAAACTTAGGAAGAGTTACTTCAAAGTTGTAACCATAACCAACTACTATACCATTGGCTAGACCTGTCTGATCTTTCTCTACTTCAAAGTAATAGTAACCAGTTACAGGTTCTTCTTTAGCTGTACCCTTCAACGAATAACCAGCATCCGTAGATGGACTAGCGATAAGGATAGTAGCTTCTTTATTGGTAATAGGGGTGAATGGAATGTAGATCTTAGTTACATCGTTAGCAGAGTCATACACAACAGCACTGCCTGAACCTGGATCAACAGGACGTGCAGCAAAATCTAAACATGAGTTACCATCTGTGCTACTTACTGTTGCAGTAACTGATCCAGTTGGGATCTCATCAATGGTAATACTTTGTAAGGTGTACTCATCTTCGTGTTGAGTGACGACAACAATGTCATCGTTAAGAATACTAGCTGATTGAATAGTACCAGTTAGTTCCCATTTAGTCCAAGCTTGGAATAGATTCTTTTCTCCGTTGTTATAGAACCTAAAGAGGTACATGTAGGATGAGCCTCTATCAGTCAATACAATCAGAGAATTTTGAGGGCTGACAATAAGTTCATCAATAGTATCAGGAATCCATTCAAGTACGGATTTACTAATATCTACAACAACTGGATTAGTTTCAATGTCCTGTAGCTGAAGGCTGAATACTTTACTGTAACTAGGAACCTTGCTAACAAAGATAGCGCTAGTACCTACATCTACTGGTGGGATGTTTGGATCCATCTCATAGTTAGAGATAGCACGAACAACAGTAGAAGAAGGAGTTAGGATACTTGTGTCAGTAGAGAAAACTTGGAATTGTTGACGTTCACTAAAGATCGTTAGACCTTGAGCAGAAGGTAGAACATCAGACAAAGTAACAGGTCTAACGCTAGATACGTTCAAGTCAATTGGATCTGAATCAATCTGTGTTAAAGCAGATCGACTAAAGAAGTTATAAGAATCGTTAGCAACACCAAGGATAATGTTATCTTCAGATAGAATACCAAAACGATTATTATAGAAGAATGTAGCTGAAACTGGACTACCAACAAAAGAAGGTTGAGGATTAGTTACATCATCACCAGCTGTTCTAGCTGTCCAGCTAATAGGACCAAAGGTAAACGTGGTGGCACCTGTGTTAGCCAATTCATGCGGCATAGTAGCTGCATTTAGACCTGGAGATACATCACGTGCAAGTGTCTCTTGCCATGAACCTCTACCACGAACCCCATCTTCTGCTACAAACTTAACGTAGTAATCATCCTCAGCAATGTTGCTGTTAGCAATTTTAAAGTTATGGTTATGGAAGGATTCAAGAGGTAGTTCTGTTACATCTCTTACTTGATCTTGAAATACTTCAAGAGCAGTATTATTTATACCACCTTTACCAGTAATAGTAAAGGCTAGAGGTGTGCCAGTAGGAGTACTGTAGTTAGTTACAACAGCATTAGGAGTAGCATCAGTCCTACGGATAACTAGGCTATCTGCATAGCCTTCGATGTACCAAGTACCATTGAAATTGGCATTAGCTGCTGCTTGCTGAGCTTGAATTGTTGAAACAATGTCATCAACAATGTGGTGGTTAGTGTTGATGCTACCAGAATCATAGATCAACATATCAGTGTATGTTGTCGATGCTTGAGCTGTAGAAGTAGCAGTTATCCCTTGAATGGTAACAAAGTACTCATAGCTGTTAACAAGCTGCTTTAGCTTCAAGGTAGCAACTGAATTGGGTACATAAGTACCGGCTGCTTGCATAGCAGTGTTAACAGTTTTATTCGTGATAATGGTTACATCTTGAATACTACGGAAATGATAGTCATCAGCAGTAGTACCAGTTAGATAGCTTGTACCTGTATTGGTGACAGTACACCACGTACCATCAGAAGTCCATACATAAATATTAGTTCCTTTGATAGCTCCTACATAAGAGGTAGCTGCACCACGATCCAATGAAAACCAAACAGCTCCATCTAGTGCAGTCTTATTGAAAGGAGTGCCACCTGAGTTCTTCAGCTTATCAATGAACTTCATACCAGGTCTTTTCAGTAGACCATAGGTAGGATCAGGATAGCCGTTAATACACTCAGTTACCTGACCCTGTAGTTTTTTGTCATCATTTTGTTTTGAGACACCACCAAGAAAATTAGGTGTCAGTTGAGTTACTGCTGGCATTATCGGATCAGTGCATTAAAAGGACTGTAGGACTTGTAGTAATTACCTTCTTCAGGTGCACCAAAAATACTGTGATCACCTTGATTGCAGTCATACTCTAAAGCCATTGCTCTGGTGTACGCTTCTTTCTGTTGCAGCATTTGATATTGATTGGGATCACCAATAACTCTACTAGAGACAATAGCTGCAGCACGTGCTACGATGTAAGCCTGGATAGGTTGGGGAAGATCTTTATAATCCAATTCCCATACTACATCGAAATAAAGTGTTTCGGTAGTTGTCCACACATTAGTGTGAGCAATAGTGTCATAAACATAGCCCCCACGGTTTACAACATTTCTCCCAAGGTTTGCTACATAATCCTCACTGAGATCCATTTGGATCACGTTGTTAGGAATGGGGATTTTACGTGTAGAAGCATCGGGTTGGAACTGATCGTAGTTTCGTTCAGTATTAAAGGACCAGCCTTCTGATTGTACCTCACGTGACACTTCCTGTAAAGTGTTGTAAGCAATCGCAACGTCCGGGTTGGTTTGAGTTTCAACTTTGTAAGAAACAATTGATTTAAGCAGAGTAGTACTAGCTACGGTTTGCGAGATGTTAACAGTGTAGTCATAGGTTTCAGGGGTAGTACCTTGAGCAACACCTGCAGTAGCAATTGATGTGTTTGCAGTTACACCAGTGCCTGAGATATAGGTACCGACTGGAATGTTAGCTTCTTCTGTAGTCAACGTAGTACCAGAAATAGAACCAACAAAACTGTCAGTTTTCTCTAACACAAATGTTTCTTCAGTTGTCAACGAGTTTACAGGAGCCTGACCAACTGACGCCAGGATCTGATTAACAGCTTGTAGCTCAGTGTTGGAGCCAGTGGTTGAGTAAGGCATAGTTGATAATAAGACTAATTCTCAATAAGGAATTAAAAAAAAGGAGCCCCCGAAGAGGCTCCCGTATTTGATATTAAGATCAGAAAGCGGTAGGAGCAGTAGCACCCACGTACAGCTCAACAGCTGCAGCAGGGTTCAGATAGTCACAACCGCAAGCCAGACGACCCAGCATCACATCACCTTGGTAGATGACGGACACGTCGCCGCTGGTCACTTGGACCTGAGGACCAATAGCTTCCACCATACCGGCTGCTTCCTTCTGGAAGATCAGACCGCAGGAGGTGCTACCGACTTCAGCAGCAGTACCGTAATCGTTGTTGATACCAGCCTGGGCAGTCGAAGCATCTTCAAGAGCTTCAGCAATGAAAGAACCAGTGTTACCAGGATCGGTCACACCAGTGGTGCCGCCGTACTTGGTACCATACTTACCCAGGAACGGGATGTTCATGGACTTGTAGATCTTGATACCGGCAATCTCGATGATGCCTTGACCGGACTGCAGAGCAGAACCCTGAGCGTCACGGTTGATCAGGCCATTGGTGCCAACAGCTTGGATCAGTTCATAGTACTGACGGGGGTTCAGGACGGCAACACGACCATCCATGGAGACACCCTTCTCATCCATTGCAGCAGCAGCGTCATAGAAGGCAGACACCAGTGCGCTAGAGGAGTAAGCGTCAGATTCGTTGGTAGAAGAACCAACACGGATTTGAGTACCGCCGGGCTCAACATAGCCGGTGGCAGACACAGGGCTAGCCTGACGAGCACCACGAGCAATAGCACGGAAGGCAAGACGGTCATACTTCTCAGCGAGAGCATAGCCGATCTTACGGGAGATCTCGCTACGCAGATCGTAGTGGCTGAGAACTTCGTCCAGCTCATACACAAATGCACTGGAGATCAGCAGATCATCAACGGTGATGGTCTTTTCTGCCACCGGAGGGGCGTTGTTGGTATCACCGAGGATGCTGTTACCAGGAGTATGGAACTCGGACTTGGTACGACCCGTGAAGATGAACTGCAGAGATTTGCCGTTCTTCAGGGTACGCTTCATGATCAAGTCACGAGCGATAGTGTTATTTTGGAAACCCTTGAACATCTCGCCGCTAAACAGCTTGAGATAAAGGGCACGGGTATCACCCGCCAGGTTAGCCTGACCCAGCTGAGTAAGCTGAGCGGGGTTAACCGAAGATTGGAAAGCCATTTTAAAGTTAAGAGGAAGTTATTACACTAACTCTAAACTGTCTAGAATGTTTAGAGCTTGATAGGCTCTCCGGTTTCCGAAAAACGGAAGCATCAGTGACAAACATTTTATTACATCATGTCTATTACCAACTGCCCAACGCCAAGTAGGTTTGACATTTGGACGTTCTCGATAATACACATTTCCGCAATTCATAATGTCCCAGAATTTAGTAATAACATCTTTATCAGTCATTTCTATTTCTAGTTTTCTACGCACTGTGCCCTCGCCTTCAAAAAGACCAGATGCCCACGCAATCATTGTTGGATCCATTGTTAAATTTTTGTAGCGTTAGGGTGCTACACACCGCTAGCGGCGAAGGGTGTCCTCGTAAGGGCCAACGCCAAGAGGAGCCAGGTCCGACTCTGAGGTGCCTGACTCCAGCTACTTAGAATTTAGTAGCGTGAGAGATGTATGCAATGCCGCGATACTTCAACTTGGCTTCTTTTTCAGCAGCCTTTTGTTCCCGTACACGGGCATCCAATTCAACTTTAGACATTGTACTAGATAGAAGTACCTAACCCCCGTTCCATGATTAGGTGACATGCGTCCCATAAAGGGATGAACGGACGGCATTGCTAGGTTTACCCTACAGCAGGGGCGCTAAGGGCGACAGGAGTTGCCTCAACAGAAGCAAGGTCCAAAGGGAAGTTGTGTGCGTTGCGCTCGTGCATGACTTCGAATCCAAGGTTTGCTTGGTTAAGAATGTCTGCCCAAGTACGAACAACACGTCCCTGACTATCAAGAAGGGACTGGTTAAAATTAAAGCCGTTAAGATTAAAAGCCATCGTGCTGACACCAAGAGCAGCGAACCAGATACCAACAACAGGCCAAGCAGCCAGAAAAAAGTGCAGACTGCGAGAGTTATTAAAACTTGCATACTGGAAGATCAGACGACCGAAGTAGCCATGGGCTGCAACGATGTTGTATGTCTCTTCCTCTTGACCAAACTTGTAACCATAGTTCTGGGATATGTCTTCCGTAGTCTCCCGAACAAGCGAGGAGGTGACGAGACTTCCGTGCATAGCACTAAAAAGACTGCCGCCAAATACCCCAGCAACCCCAAGCATATGGAAAGGGTGCATAAGGATATTGTGTTCTGCTTGGAAGACAAGCATATAGTTGAACGTTCCACTGATACCAAGGGGCATAGCGTCAGAGAAAGAACCCTGACCGAACGGGTAAACAAGAAACACTGCAGTGGCTGCAGCGACTGGAGCAGAGTACGCAACGAAGATCCAGGGACGCATCCCTAGTCGATAGCTAAGTTCCCACTCTCGTCCCATGTAAGCATAGATGCCAATGAGGAAGTGGAAAACTGTGAGCTGGAATGGACCCCCGTTGTACAGCCATTCATCAAGTGAATTAGCTTCCCAAATTGGGTAGAAGTGTAGTCCGATGGCATTGCTGCTCGGAACGACGGCTCCTGATATGATGTTGTTTCCATACAACAAGGAGCCTGCGACAGGTTCGCGGATTCCATCAATGTCAACAGGTGGGGCGGCGATGAACGCCAAGAT